ATACCTTATTCGTGCCTGTATTTGCAGGGTGACTAATAGTAGCTTCGCCTTGTGTTTGTGAGCTAATGTAAGGCTCTGTAAATAAGTTAGTCGTAAATGAATTAGCACTTAAATACTGAATAGTAACAATAGCACTTGGTGTTGCAGGTCTAGTAGGGCTAGTTTGTGCTGCTAAATGTTCTATTGTAACTAATGTAGAACTTGTAGCCCATGCTAAACTTACATAGTCATCTTTAGCTAGTTCTATATTAAAGTTTAATGCTGCAATAATATTTCCATAAATAGTTGCACTTTTACGAGCTGGAACTGTAAATTTACTATTAGAACCTGCAACATCTGAACCATTCTTTCTAAACCATATATCTAATTCATGTTGAGCATTATCAGTATTAACTAATTGAATACTAAACTGAACATTATAAAGACCAGAATAGTCTACTTTTACTTTGTATCCATCTACTAAACTTGTGCCTAAAGAATAGTCTGTTGTATCAAGACTAATGTTTGCTGTAGCTGTTGTAGTGGCTATACTTTGGTCAGTCGTATCTTGAAATGCACCGTATGGAAAGTATGTACTAGCTGACGTTTGTGTTTTAGGTTCTAGTCCAATATAAGAGTTATAACCTATACGTTCATCATAAATAGTTGTTGATGAAGCGCCACCTGCTACTAAAGTAATATCACCTGTGTTGTTAGACTTGCCTTCTACAAGGTTGTTTACAATTTCAGCTACACTTCTAGCATCACCACCTGTCCAAGGTAGTTTACGGTACATATCACGAGCCATTATCTCGTTCCTTGTTCAGAGTAATCTATATCCATGCCAATAGCTGATAACCAGTTAGCACCGGTAGGGGTAAGTCTGACTCTATGATAACGACCTGCACTTCTTACAGCACATCTATCTTCTTCACTAGCTGTGACAGATAAACCGTATGTAAGAGTATCATCTAACATACGTCTAGAAGCCACAGAAACGCTTGCAGAGCCATTATCTACAGAAGGTCTAATAAGAGTAAGCACAGAGTTATAACCGTATTCTAAGTCGTTTGTAGTAATGTTTGCTGTAGCGTTAGTTCCTGTAAATGTGATAATTCTAGTATCACGAACACCACCAAATAAGAATTTACCACCTGCATAAAGTCTGTCATCCATTGTGGTAGTGAGAGTGTCTACAGTCTTTAATGCTGCTGCAGAAGCCGCCATATCAATAGCAACACCTGTGCCTGAACCCACACCTGTAGCTGTAAATAATACGCCTACAGTATTAGCAACTGCACCTATAAGCGTGTAATCTGTTGTTCCTACACTTCTAATTGTATATTGTTTTGTGGCTACAAAAGAACCTGCTGTTACATTATAAGCTGTATCTATACCGTCTAAAGATGTTCCTGATGTAGCAAGGGTAGATAAAACATTTACATCTGTATCAGCTTCACACCATTTTTGTGTTTCAAAGTTATATATAATTAATGCTCTGTTACCAGAAACGGTTGTGTAATTCCAAATAACAAGATTACGTTCTGGGTCTATTGCTGCTGATATAGAATCTATATCGCCAATGTTTGCATTAGCATAAAAGTATCTGTCTACTTTTTCTGAACCAATACCTGTTACTTGTTGACCGTTACATGAATAGAAACCATCATCTGATAAGAAATATGTTACACCACCGTACTGTGCTATAGAGCCACCTTCTACACAACCTACGTTACGAGAAATAGTGTCAAACTGAAAGAATAATGGTGAGCCAATATATGACATACGCACAATGGCTTTTTCTAGGAATACAATACCAAACTCTCCACCTGTAAGACCTGTTATGTCACCACCATCAGGAAGTTCTTGGAAGTCACTTTGTGATGCATCTCCAGGAGTCCAATCTGTAGGGTCGTTTATATCACTCCAGTTTACTCTTGATGGATATGTGCCATTACTTATATTAGCAGCTACTACAAAGTCACGAACTACTGTAATGTATTTAGCTACCGGAGCTGCTGCTGCTAAGTCTGCAAAGTCTGTAGATGTCGTTACATCAACATATTGTATTTTTTCAGAACCATTAGACGCTAACGCATAATTGCCAAACTGCACAAATTGCCATCTATTAACACCTGTGTATCCACCTACTTTAGATACATCTTCCATAGTTAAATCTGTATTAGACACTTTAAATAGCTTAGTAAGACCGCCTGCGTATATAGATACGTCTGCATTTACTTTAGCTGCAAAACAATTAGTAAGTGCTTCTGTAGCTACACCTGAATAGTTTACTGCTGACTTAAAAGGACCATATCCTATAGCTAAAGGAATAACGTTATTAGCTTCTGATACTGTATCTAATACAGATGGTTGGTCAGGTAACCAGTCTTTAAAAGCTATGCGTTGTGTAGGCATTATTTACTCGTACATAATGTTTATTGAGCCAGCGTCAAAAGTGTCTGTGCCGTTGACTGTTGTAATTCTTACTCTGTCTAGCGTTCCACCCAAAGCAACAGAACCATTTCCTGTAGAAGTAAGAACTCCATAAGCTGCTTGACCAGAAGATACCCATGTATTATCTGTAATATTTGTTATCAATACATAAACTTGATATGTATTGGCAGCAATCATTGCTTCTGTAACAGAAAATCCAGTTGTAGAATTTACACCGCTAGCATTATTAGTTTGTTTAGATGCTCCAGTATATCCACTTGTTGTAAAAGAACCAGCACCAACCTGAAAAATAAGATTACTTGTTCCACTCGTACTCACCCCATTAAGCATCACAGTAATACGTTTAGCGTAAGTAGGAATACCTGTAAAGTCAATAGAAGTACCTGATGTTGATGCTTTTGCAGTATCTAATGTAAGTTTATTAACACTTGTCCATGTTGTACCATTAGACATTAAAACATTTCCTGATGTGCTAGGAGCTACTAAATTACCTGATAAATCAGAAGTACCATTACCTAAAATAACAGAGTTAGCTGTAATAGATGAAGCACCTGTACCACCGTCAGCAACAGTTAAGTCAGTAATACCAGTAATAGTGCCACCTGTAATAGCTACTGCACTTGCGTTTTGTGCAGCCATTGTGCCTAATGTACTCCATGTAGGTGTATTACTACCACCTGCTGATACTAATGCTTGACCACTAGCACCTGCAGTTCCGTCTAATCTAAATGCACCTGTAATGTCAACTGTGCCTGAAGAAACTAATGTACCTGCTACTGTAAATGGGTCACCACTAGAACCATCTTGCTGGTCTTTTAACTGTGCCATTAAGCCACGAATAGCGTTATTTACGTTAGCTGGTGAACATCCCTCAGCAATGTTAATATTATTAATATCTGTATTGTCTGCTGGGGTTGCTGAATATTCACTAATTTTTGTCTTTGCCATTTATTATCCTTTATCTTGGTGTAACGCTTATAGTTGTATATGGGTATGTTGCACCCAAATCATTTGTTTTAATGTTTGCAATAGCTCTGTCATACAATGCTGACCATGTTTGAACACGTGCATCATTCATTAAATATGGCTCTGCTTCTGCTAGTGTTGCGTATAGTAAAGCATCTGGATAGTTGGCTAGATAGATGTTACTTGCTGTTGTTGTAGAGATAAATGTAGGTTGTGCATAATACAATAAGCTAAGTGTCATTGTAGAATCAGGTGCAGGTGCAAATTGGAAGTTTGAACCAATCATTGTAAAGTAATGTGGCATACCTGATAATGTTGTTTGACCATCTCTAAAGAATAAGTCAGGTGACTGATACTCTAGTCTGATAACAGGATTACCCTGTATATGTATTTCTCTTACTTCTAATATGTCGCTAGGAAATGCTACTGTGCCTGATGACAAAGATAAAGTAGTAGAACTTAACATCTTTTGTGTGCGTAAATCCCTAGTCATTCTGAATTGTGCCATCTGAATAAAGTCAGGTATGACATTTGTCAAGTCTGTGCGTGCTAAGTAGCTTTCTACTGTAGATACAAATGCACTATAATTTGTTAGAGCCATCTAATTGTCCTTTTAGTCTATCCCAGCACTTGTCCATCTCATCTTTATGCCATTCACTAGCAGCTAATGAGCTTAACCATGCTGTTCTGTCAAAATATGTTAAGTTTTCTATGTTTTTAATGTTATTGGATACAGGGTTTGCAGGGCTATAAGGTGAACCTATGACAGGCACACCACGAATAAGTGCTTCTACATCTGCGACACTACCAAAACTCACTATGACATGAGCTTTTTCTAATGTTTGTTTAAAGTCACCTTCGCCTTTACGCTTAATGACAATTTTTCTTTCTGTATGTTTTCTAATTTCTTCTATCGTTGTATCTAACCAAAGAGAAGCATTGTAAATGTATGATATTTTCTCTGCCGGTGGTAACACAACTACGTTTTCACCACTACGATACTCGTGAACTTTAGGTGTTTCTCTATCTGATGCACGCCAATCTGTGCAATGGTAGTTATTTACACAGAATCTAGCCCATTCTAAATCAGATGACCTGTGAAAGTAGCCATGGTCTATCAGAATATAGGGTATTTTTTGTTCTCTACAGGCTATTTGTATGTTATCTGCGCCATGTAAATTACCTACTATGACTGGAATAGACTTACCATCCCATTCTCTTGTTAAAATGCCCTTACAATGCTTTTGCAAGCGTTTTAAGACGTTATCTCTGCGTTCTATGCCACTCAGTATTAACTGCATCTAAAACCTGTTCTACAGATATGTTTTTCGCTTTTAGAAGGCAATGTTGACATACGCTAGTATAAGTCCCACATGGCTCTGAACCGTCATGTATATTTCTATGGGTATCATATCCTAAGTGCCTTGGTGAAGTAA